ACTTGCTAATGCAAGTACAGACAATCCTATGGATTATGAATTTCCAGAAATGGAAGAATATTTTGTTTATAATCCAAAAATGACTTATCCAACAAATAATCCATCTTCTTTAGGTGGAAATAATGGTATAAGAATTTCATCGGATTCTATTACATATTGCACTTCTGGATTGGTTGATAGAAATAAGGGATCAACCCTTTCATATCTCCACAAGGCAATCAAGTCTCTCAATCAACTCCGCATGATTGAAGATAGTCTTGTTATCTACAGATTGTCCCGTGCTCCTGAGCGTAGAATTTTCTATATCGATGTTGGCAATCTTCCAAAAGTAAAAGCAGAGCAATATCTACGCGATGTTATGATGCGTTATCGTAACAAGTTAGTTTATGATGCATCCACTGGAGAGATCCGTGATGATAAGAAGTTCATGAGTATGTTAGAAGATTTTTGGCTTCCTCGTCGTGAAGGTGGTAGGGGCACAGAAATTTCAACACTTCCCGGAGGACAAAATCTAGGAGAAATAACAGATATCAAATATTTCCAAGAAAAACTTTATCGCTCTCTAAATGTACCAGTCACAAGGATTGGTGGGGAAGGTGGATTTAATCTAGGTAGGTCCTCAGAAATTCTAAGAGACGAAGTAAAATTCAGCAAATTTGTTGGTCGTTTAAGAAAGCGTTTCTCAAGAATGTTTAATGATATGTTGAGAACACAGTTAATTCTTAAAAATATTATTACCCCAGAAGATTGGGATATCATGAGCGATCATATTCAATATGATTTCTTATATGATAATCATTTTGCAGAATTAAAAGACGCAGAACTTCTAAATGAGAGGCTTGGTTTAGTCGCAACTGCAGAACCATATGTTGGTAAATATTATTCTCAAGATTATGTTCGCAGACATATTCTTCGACAAACCGATCAAGAGATTCTGGAACAGGATCAACTCATTAAAAAAGAAATTGCAGATGGAACTATTCCAGATCCAAATGCACCTATTGATCCACAAACAGGTATGCCACTTGATACTCAATCTGGAGGAGATTTAGGTAAACCAGTAATGGAACCCGACTCAGAAGCAGTAGCAGCTTCTGTGGAGGCAGACTCTAAGGCAGCCGACATGGAGGCAGATATTGTAAAGCCCAAGGGTGGCATCATATAAATATTACCAGTTAAACAATAACAAAAACAATGGATGATCTTCTGGATATGATTGCATCTGATGAATCAGCTTCTCAGATTAGCGATAAAATTAAGGACATTTTATTCTCAAAGTCGGCAGAAAGAGTTGATGCTTTCCGCCCATTAGTTTCGAGCAGTATGTTTGGTGAAGAAGAACTAGAAACCGAAGAAGAAATAGACCAGGAAGAAGAGTAATACTTTTAACTTGGCGATTTGATAAATAACTAAAAGTGTATTATTAAAATAATGGCTCATAGACCAGTTGGGGCTGGATCCTCATTTAATTTTACTGCAGGTATTGCGGCAACATCTTCTTCATTTTCAGTGCAATCCAATGTTATTAGGATTGTTGCAGTTGGTGCGGCAGCACATATTTCTGTCGGAGCAACTCCATCAGCAACAAATACTGATTATTATGTTCCCTCTGGAGGAACAGCAACTCTAGCTTTAACAAAGGCATCAAATAGAGTTGTTGGAGTAACCACTGGTTCTACGACAATTGTCAGTGTTCCAGAAGGAACTCAAGTTCCATTTGGCGTTGGCGATTATGTGACCCTATCTGGATCAACCTACCATAATTTCTCACATGCTGAGGTTTTATCGGTAGATACAACATCCAACTTTGATGGATATTTCCAAACCAGAATGACAGTAAATTACAATTCTAGCGGAATTGTTACTGCGTTCTCCGCCCCCGATGCAACAGTCACTGCATCAAACAAAGTTTCGGCTTATGGTCTTGGTGCTGGAACTCTTTATTATCAACAAGTCCAACTTTCAGGTCAAGCGTAAAATGAAACTTATCAGAGAAGAAATCGAACAAGTAGAATTTATCGTTGAAAATAAAAACGGTAAAAAATCACTCTACATTGAAGGTGTTTTCTTACAAGGAAACATTAAGAACCGTAATGGTCGTATGTATCCAATGGAAACGCTTCGCCGCGAAGTTGAAAGATACAACGAAAATCATGTTCTTGCAGGTAGAGCACTTGGAGAACTGGGACATCCTGATGGGCCTACAGTCAATTTAGATAGAGTATCTCACAAGATTGTATCTCTTAGAGAGAGTGGTTCTAATTTCATTGGTAAGGCAAAAATTCTTTCCACTCCAATGGGTAAGATTGCAGAGTCTCTGATTTCTGAAGGCGTAAAGTTAGGCGTTTCTTCTCGTGGTATTGGTTCACTTAAACTAACTCGTGAGGGAATCAATGTTGTTGGCGATGACTTCATGTTAGCAACTGCTGCTGATATTGTTGCCGATCCTTCTGCCCCCGATGCTTTTGTTGAAGGTATCATGGAAGGAAAAGAGTGGGTATGGGATGGTGGCATCCTTCGTGAGAAGTATGCAGCAAAAACATACAAGCAAATTAACACGCTTGTCGATCAAAAGAAACTCGACGAACAGAAATTAAACCTGTTCAATGACTTTCTTTCAAATTTATAAATTAATAAATAAATATAGATTTACTACAGGAAAATCGGAGAGTTCAAATGTCTCGTGGAGATTTACAAGAAATGGAAGTAGGCACTAAGCAATCCAAAACTGCCGTTAATGCTGGAGCTAAAGCAGGGGAGCCAATGCAAAGTTTATCTGGAGTAACTCCAGGTCAAACTGGTTCCTGGGAAGATCTTGGTGGTCCAACACCAGAAAATTATAAGTCAGATGATGATTCTGCAAAGTTAAAGACTCCAGGTGCAACTCTTAAGCAAGTTAGAGATGTTGTAAACAAGGGTGCTAAGCCTGCTGAAGCAATGAAAGGAATGAAAGAAGAAGAAGAGCTTGATGATGAAGAAGTTCTAACCGAAGTTGAAGAAACTGAGGAAGAAGTAGAAGGCGAAGAAGAGACCGTAGAGGAAGAGTATGACATCGAAGAGGATGTAAATGCTCTACTCGGTGGTGAAGAACTTTCCGAAGAGTTTAAAGAAAAGGCAAAAACAATCTTCGAAGCAGCAATTAATTCGAAAGTAGCTTCTATTAAAGAAGAACTGGAAGAAAAGTATGCTGCATCTCTTGCAGAAGAAGTAGAAGTAATTAAAGAATCATTTGCCGAGCGCGTTGACTCCTATCTGGAGTACGTCGCTGACGAATGGTTCAATGAAAATGCCCTTGCTGTTGAGCAGGGTCTTAAGTCCGAAATGACTGAGAGTTTCCTCTCAGGCATGAAGGATCTTTTTGAAGCACATTATGTATCAGTCCCTGAAGATAAATATGATGTTCTTGAGAGCATGGTAGAAAAACTTGATGAAATGGAAGAAAAACTCAACGAGCAGATTGAGAAGAACATTTCACTCAACAAGCGCCTCGCAGAGTCGGTTGCTGATGGAATCTTTGAACAAGTTTCTGAGGGCTTAGCAGCAACTCAGAAAGAGAAGCTCGCTTCACTTGCCGAAAGTGTTGAGTTTGAAAGTGAAGAAGAATATCGTGAGAAACTGGAGACTTTAAAGGAATCATATTTTCCTTTAAGAGCAGCATCTCCTTCTGCTAAAACGGATACCCTTTCAGAGGGTGTAGACAGTGCTTCTGAGTCTGTCTCGGGAACAATGGCTACTTACTTAAGAACTTTGGGTTCTTTTAGCAAAAACAACTGAATTTAATATTAATCAAACACAAACTTTAGAAAGGTACACGCAATGTTTCAGTCAGAAAGATTGCAGGAAAAGTGGGCACCTCTCCTCAACTATGAGGGACTTGATTCAATCAAAGATCCCCATCGTAGAGCGGTAACCGCAGTCCTGCTGGAAAACCAAGAAAGATTTTTAAGAGAGCAATCTGCCTTCGAACAAGGCGGAATGCTAATGGAATCACCAACCAACAGCGCAAACGCTGCTGGTGCTCAGGGTGGTTTCGGTGCAGATTCAGCTGCTGGTGGTCCTACAGCTGGTTTCGACCCAGTTCTGATCTCCCTGATCAGACGTTCAATGCCTAACCTGGTCGCTTATGACCTCGCTGGCGTTCAACCAATGAGCGGTCCTACTGGACTCATCTTCGCAATGCGTTCCCGCTACACCAATCAGTCTGGTACTGAGGCTCTGTTCGACGAAGCAGATACCGTATTCTCAGGTCAGAATGCTGGTTATGGTGCAGATATCGATCAAGCATTTGCTGATGCTAATGCAGGTATCGGTACTACCGTTCAGGCAGGCAGCAACCCATCAGTTCTGAACCCTGTTGGAACCGCAACCTCAACCGCATATAATGTCGGTCAGGGTATGCCTACTGGCGATGCAGAAGCACTGGATGGTACCGGTAGCGATGCATTCAACCAGATGGCTTTCTCAATCGAGAAAGTTACTGTTACTGCAAAGTCACGCGCACTGAAGGCTGAGTACTCACTTGAGCTCGCTCAGGACCTTAAGGCAATCCACGGTCTGAATGCTGAAGCGGAACTCGCAAACATTCTCTCAACTGAGATTCTTGCTGAGATCAACCGCGAAGTTATCAGAACCATCTATAAGGTTGCAGAACAAGGTGCAGTTCAGAACACTGCTACCGCTGGTGTATTTGACCTCGACGTTGACTCCAATGGTCGTTGGTCTGTTGAGAAGTTCAAGGGTCTTCTATTCCAAATCGAGCGCGACGCTAACGCAATCGCACAAAGAACTCGTAGAGGAAAGGGCAACATCATCCTGTGCTCTGCTGACGTTGCTTCAGCACTGACCATGGCTGGTGTTCTCGACTACACCCCTGCACTCAACGCTAATCTGAACGTTGATGACACTGGTAACACCTTCGCTGGTGTTCTCCAAGGTAAGTATCGTGTTTATATCGATCCTTATTCTGCTAACCTGACCTCAGGCAACGCAACTCCTGGCAACCAGTATTACGTTGTTGGTTATAAGGGTACTTCACCTTATGACGCAGGTCTGTTCTACTGCCCATACGTTCCTCTCCAAATGGTTCGTGCCGTTGGCGAGAACTCCTTCCAGCCTAAGATTGGCTTTAAGACCCGCTACGGTCTTGTTGCTAACCCATTCGCAGAAGGAACCGATCAAGGTCTGGGTCGCCTTAAGGTTAATGCAAACCGTTACTACAGACGTGTTGCTGTTAAGAACCTCATGTGATCTATACTCACAAGAGTTAACTGGAGGGTCCTTCGGGACCCTCTTTTTTTATCTAAATAATTAAAAGTCAAATAAAAAAAAAATGGCATACCAGTACCATATTGAAAAAAGTAGCACAATTGATGCTAATACCACAGTATATTACGTTGGTGATAAAAGATGGTCTGATGATTATTCGCAGAGAGCCATCTTTACAAGTTCTTCTGCAGCAAATTCATTGATGAATAATCCAGATGGGACAAATGGTGGTTGGAATGGAGCTAGCGTTATAAAAGAAGCGTGATTTAAATATGTCAATTACGAATGCTTTTGCCAGTCAAATACAAAATAGAAACTTTTTATCTCCGGTTGGATTTAAGTTTACGATTAATAGAGTTCCCAAAGTTTCTTTTTTTGGCAATTCTGTGAATATTCCTGGACTTACCCTAGGATTAGCAACCCAACCAACTTATCTCAAAGATATTGATCTACCTGGAGATAAAGTTATTTTTGATGATCTTACTTTAAGATTTTTAGTTGATGAAAATCTTGAAAACTACATGGAAGTTCAAAAATGGATTCGTGGTTTAGGATACCCAGAAAGTTTGGCTGAAATTTATAACTTCCAGAACGAAAATAAAAATTTACAACAGCCAGACAATAGTCAACTAAATCTATATTCAGATGCAACTCTGGTAATTCTGAATAGCAATCAGGTTGCCAACTTTAAATTGAAATTTAAAGATGTTTTTCCATACAGTTTATCATCTTTACAATTTGATTCTTCAGATACAGACATTCAATACTTTACAGCAGACGTTACCTTCAAGTATACTATTTACAATATAACAGACATGAATGGCGATCCTTTATGAGTATTGACCTTGATAAGATTCAAGAGATGTGGGAAAAAGATTCCAAAATAGATATGGATAATCTCCATACAGAATCAACAAACATTCCCACTCTACATGCAAAATATTTTGAACTTTATAATACGATCTTTCTTCTAAGAAAAAAAGCAGAACAACAAAAAAGAAATATTCGCCACGAACGATACGAATACTTTTCGGGTAAAGCAGATCCTGAGGTATATGTTGAGAATCCATTTCCAAAAAAGATTCGTGACAAAGATACAATGCAAAAGTATCTTGATGCAGATGAGAAGTTGTCAACAGTATGTTTAAAGATTGATTACTACGACACAATGCTTGTTTATATTGAAAGCATTCTCAAAATGGTTCAGAACAGAACATACCAAATTAAAAATGCTATTGAGTTTATGAGATTTAACTCTGGACTGGGGTAAATAAATATCTGTAGATGAATGGATCTATGTGATTGACACTACAGCAAATCTTGTTATTTCCAAGTCTAACGAAGTATTTTTAAAAATTAATACGGAACCTCACATTGAATACGAGCTTAGAGATCACTTTAAGTTTGAGGTTCCTAATGCAAAGTTCATGCCCCAGTACCGTGGAAGGAATTGGAATGGGGAGATTCATTTGTATGATATGAGATCAAAACAGATCTACGTTGGTCTGTTAGATAAGATTGTCAATTTTTGTAAGCAATATGGATATACTTATAAATTTGAAGACAATAAATTTTATGGAACCCCATATGAGGAAAACGAACACATCTCATATGAAGGTGTCAAGGATTATATGCATTCCATTTGTGCTCATACTCCCAGGAAGTATCAAGTTGAGGGAGTATATGGTGCCCTAAAGCATAATAGAAAACTATTGATAAGCCCCACTGCGAGCGGCAAATCACTGATGATTTATTCTCTCGTAAGATACTATGTGGATAGAGGCGAAAAAATTCTTTTAGTTGTTCCGACGACATCTCTTGTAGAGCAGATGTACAAGGATTTCCTTGATTATGGTTGGGATGCTGATTCATATTGCCACCGTATCTATTCTGGTAGGGAAAAAACTAATGAATATCCAGTAACGATTACTACTTGGCAATCAGTCTATAAACTAGAGCGTTCATTCTTTGAGGACTATGGATGCATTATAGGCGATGAAGCACATTTATTCAAGAGTAAATCTTTAATAGAGATTATGACAAAACTTCATCATGCCAAGTATCGTTTTGGTTTTACTGGCACTTTAGATGGAACACAAACTCACAAATGGGTTCTAGAAGGATTGTTTGGCCCATCATACAAAGTAACAAAAACTGATGAACTGATGAGACAGGGACATCTTTCTCAACTTGATATTCAATGTCTTGTTCTCAAACACTCTCCTCAAAAATTTGAAACTTATGAGGATGAGATACAGTATTTAATCTCTCACGATCAAAGAAATAATTTAATTAAAAATCTTTCTTTAGATCTAAAAGGAAATACTCTTGTCCTTTTTAGTAGAGTTGAAGCTCATGGGGCAATACTATACGAAAAGATAAATACTAACAAGCGAGATGATCGTAAAGTATTTTTCGTACATGGCGGAGTTGATGCTGAAGAAAGAGAACTAGTAAGAGAAATTACAGAAAGAGAAAACAACGCAATTATCGTTGCATCCTATGGAACTTTTTCTACTGGTATCAACATTAAAAACCTCCATAATGTTATCTTTGCCTCTCCAAGTAAATCAAGAATCCGCAATCTTCAAAGTATTGGACGAGTTCTTAGAAAAGGAAAAGACAAAGTAAAAGCAACACTTTATGATATTGCTGATGACTGTACTCACAATTCAAGAAAGAATTACACCCTAAACCATCTCATTGAAAGAATTAAAATTTATAACGAAGAGAATTTTAATTATGAGATAATCACTATACAACTAAAGAAAAATGGGAATTGAAGAAGACTTTTATGCAACAGTTAAATTAAAATCTGGAGAAGAAATCTTCTGTAAAGTAGCTGCGTCTGAAGAAGAGGATAGAACTTTATTGATAATTTCTAATCCCATTACTGTGTCTGAAATTAAAGGTAGACTTGGTGTTGTTGGATATAAACTAGAACCTTGGCTTAAAACTACAACAGAAGATATGTTTATTATTAATATTGAAGATGTACTTACTCTTTCAGAATCTTCTGATATTGAAATGATTGTAATGTATCAAAATTACATAAGACAATCAAATAAAGAAGGAAATCAGTCTAAAATAAATCGTAGAATGGGATATCTAGCAAATGTAAATGATGCTAAAGAGATACTAGAGAAGATCTTTAAAAGTAGCTAATACAACTCTTTTCAACCTCCACAAAGGTTATTATATACAGTTTCGAATACCTTGTCAAGCATTTATTAAAGTGGTATAATCTATACATAATAATGATAAAAACTTATGATTACAACAGCGGTCATGACCAAAAGAAAAAGGTCAGAGCATTACGTCAACAACAAAGAGTTTCTTGCCGCTCTAATAAAGTATCGTGAAGATGTTGAAATAACTTTCATTCAGAAATACGGTAGAGAACCTGCTAAAGAAGATAGGGCAAAGTCATGGGACACCAAACCTCCTATTCCTCGTTATATTGGTGAGTGTTTCCTGAAGATTGCCAATCACCTTTCCTTTAAGCCAAACTTCGTGAACTATATGTTTAAGGAGGATATGATTTCTGATGGGATTGAGAACTGTGTTCAATACATTCACAACTTCAATCCAGAGAAGTCACAAAATCCTTTTGCATACTTCACTCAAATCATTCACTACGCCTTCCTTCGCCGTATCCAAAGAGAAAAGCGTCAGTTAGAAATCAAGAACAAAATCCTTGAGCGTTCTGGATTCTCTGAAGTATTTGATGACAACAGTATTGACGGATCTAACTACAGCGACTATAATAGTATTAAGGACGCCGTACACTCCAAACTTCGTTATTGAATGAAAGTCGCTATTATCACCGATCAGCACTTCGGAGCCAGAAAGAATTCAAAACTCTTTCACGATTATTTCCTGAAGTTTTATAATGATGTCTTCTTCCCAACTTTAGAGGAGAAAGGTATTACTACGATCGTTGATATGGGAGATACCTTTGATAGTCGCAAAGGTATTGACTTTTCTGCTCTTTCCTGGGCTAAAAATAATTATTATGATCGTCTTCGAGAGATGGGAGTAAAGGTTCATACAATCGTTGGAAATCATACTGCATATTACAAAAATACAAATGAAGTAAATGCAGTTGATTTGCTTCTGCGTGAATATGATAATGTCACTGTATATTCGGAACCAACTGAAGTTTTATTAGATCAACTTAAAGTACTTTTTATACCTTGGATTAATCAAGAAAATGAAGCAAATACTCTTAAACTTATTGAAAAGACAACTTGCCCGTGTGCGATGGGGCACCTTGAGCTCCAAGGATTTAGAGTTAATAAACACATCGTCATGGAGCACGGTCTGGAGAGCAAACTATTTGAGAAGTTCAGTCATGTCTTCTCGGGACACTATCACACTAGATCGAATAACGGAACAGTCTTCTATTTAGGAAATCCTTACGAAATTTATTGGAATGATGTAGGTGATACTCGCGGGTTTCACATTTTTGATACAGAGAATTTAATTCACACTCCAATTAATAACCCATATAGATTGTTCCATAACATTTATTATGAGGACACCGATCACCAAACTTTTGATGCAAGACCTTTCGAAAATAAAATTGTAAAGGTTATTGTCCGCAAAAAAACGGATGCAAAAAAATTTGAAAAATTTATTGATAAATTATATCAAATTGGAGTTTCTGAACTAAAAATTGTTGAGAACTTTGAGTTTGGTGGTTGGTATGGTGAAAATGAGTTCGAAGCCTTTGAGTCAGAAGATACTCTTTCTATTTTGAATAGATATATTGAGGAGGCAGAAGTCAATCTTGATAAATCAATCGTTCAAAAAATGATTCAGGAAATCTATCAAGAGGCATGTGAATTAATATGATATGTTTATACTAACAGTTAATGGCAAAGAAACAGAAGGAGCATACTCTGTAACCGATGATGATGGAGAACAAATTCTCTATTTGTTTGAAGAAGAAGATGATGCTGTAAGATATGCTATGATGTTAGAAGATAATGGCTGCCCTGAAATGCATGTAATAGAAATTGAAGATGACGTGATGATTAAAACTTGCGAATCCCACGATTACAAGTATACTATTATTACACCAAATGACATTGTGATTCCTCCTGATATCGAACATGATTTTATTTAAAACTATTCGTTGGAAAAATTTTCTCAGCACAGGTAATCAATATACTGAAGTTGATTTCACTAAAAACAGTACAAATTTGATTATCGGAACAAATGGTGCTGGTAAATCAACAGTCTTGGATGCTTTGACTTTCTCTTTGTTTGGAAAGCCATTTCGAAAGATTAACAAACCTCAACTTATCAATTCTGTGAATGAAAAGGATTGTAAGGTTGAAGTTGAATTTTCTATTGGAAATGTTGAATGGAAAGTTGTAAGAGGAATCAAACCTGCCATTTTTGAAATCTGGAGAAATGGTGCATCTCTAGATCAATCTGCTGCTGCGTTGGATCAGCAAAAATGGTTGGAACAAAATGTCATTAAAATGAACTATAAGTCTTTTACTCAGATTGTGATTCTGGGTAGCAGCACATTTGTTCCTTTTATGCAGTTATCTGCGGCAAATCGTAGAGAAGTGATTGAGGATTTGCTTGATATTAAAATCTTTTCTTCTATGAATAATCTCATTAAAGAAAAAATTCGTGCAATCAAAGAAGATATTAAAGTTTTTGAACTTAAGAAAGAATCTCTTCTTGATAAAGTCAAGATGCAGGAAGAGTTTATTGAAGAACTTGAGAATCGTGGAAATGCAAATATTAATGCCAACAAGGAAAAGATTGCCAATCTAGATAAAGAAATTGGTGATTATATGAGTGAGAATACTTTGAATGAAGATCCTCTTAGAGAACTTATTCGTGAGCAAGATGCTATTACGGGATATGCTGAGAAACTTCGTAAGCTAGGAAATCTTAAGGGAAAGATTTCTCAGAAAGTATCTACCATTACTAAAGAACACAAATTCTTTATAGAAAATACGGTATGCCCAACCTGCACTCAATCAATTGAAGAAGAGTTTAGAATAAATAGAATTACCGACGCTCAAAATAAAGCAAAGGAGTTGCAATCTGGTTATAAAGAACTAGAGGAGGCAATTAAAGAGGAAGAAGAGCGAGAGCGTCAATTCACCGCTCTATCGAAGGAGATTTCAAAACTAACGAATGGCATTTCTCAAAACAATATCAAGATTAATGGGTGTCGCAGACAAATCAAAAATCTTGAACATGAAATTCAAGTTCTTACCGAGAACATTGCAAACCGAAATTCTGAACATGAGAAATTAGAATCCTTCAAAGATAAATTAAAAACTACATACGACGAACTCGCTTCTAAAAAAGACACAATAAGCTATTACGATTTTTCGTATAGTTTGCTTAAAGACGGTGGAGTTAAATCCAAAATCATTAAGAAGTACCTACCGCTGATAAATCAGCAAGTTAACCGTTATCTTCAGATGATGGATTTCTACATCAACTTCACACTTGATGAGGAATTTAACGAAACCGTCCAGTCACCCATTCATGAAGATTTCTCTTATGCTTCTTTTAGTGAAGGAGAGAAAATGAGAATTGACCTAGCACTTCTTTTCACCTGGAGAGAAGTTGCGAGAATGAAAAATTCAGTCAATACAAATCTTCTGATTATGGATGAGGTGTTTGATAGCTCACTTGATGGATTTGGTACAGAAGAGTTCCTTAAGATTATTCGTTATGTGATTAAAGACGCTAACATCTTTGTTATCTCTCACAAGACAGGACTAGAGGACAGGTTTGAAAGTGTCATAAAGTTTGAGAAAATCAAAGGTTTTTCCCGTATGGTGGCCTGAACCACCAAAGAACAATGAATACTCCAAATTGGCAACACCATTCCAAGAAGGAACAGAAACGAAAACTTAAACCGCAAGCACTAAGGGCACGTAAAGAAGCCCTTAGACACTTCAAAAAGCGTCACATGAACCGCTCCAATGGGGCGGTTTCGTCGTATATTGGCTACATACGAAACGAATCCGATGCCTGTTCGCCACGAAATCAAATCTCAACTCGCTAAATTGCTTGCTACTGAAGATTTGGTGGTAGAGCACAAGAAGGTCTCTACTGCCTGCTTTAACGTCCATACTCGTGTTCTGACGCTTCCTCTGTGGGAAAGGGCAAGTGGTGTTGTATATGATCTTCTTGTGGGCCATGAAGTAGGACATGCACTCTTTACACCAGATGAGGATTGGTTGGAGAAAGTAAAAGTTCCTCAACAGTTTGTGAATATTGTTGAGGATGCTCGTATTGAGAAACTGATGAAGCGCAAATATGCTGGACTTGCTAAAACATTTTTCAATGGTTATAAGGAACTGAACGAGGAAGATTTCTTTCAGATTGGTGATGATGATATCTCTACTTTCAATCTTGCTGACCGTACTAATCTTTACTTCAAGATTGGAAACTTTGTAACTCTTGATTTCAATCCAGAGGAAAAAGAAATCATCAATCTGATTTCTGCGACCGAAACTTTCGCTGATGCTCTGATTGCTGCTGAAGAACTTTATAAGTATTGTAAGAAAGAAAAGGAGCAGGAACAAAAAGTTGCTGACTTTGATTCTCACGAAATGAAGGGAGATTCGCAGTCCCCTGCCAACGAAATCGTAGAGAGTAATGACTCCTCTTCAGAGCAAGATGAAGAGAGTGATAACTCCCAGGAAAAACCTGGAGAAACTGACTCATATGGTGGCACCGCTCAAGGGGAACAAACTCCTGTAAAATCTAGTGGAGAAGAAAGTGAGCCAGAAGTTCGCACTGCTGATTCTTTAGAAGAGAAGATCCGCGATCTTGTTGGTAATGATCCTTATGAAAATACTTATGTAGAAGTTCCTCAACTAAATCTTGATACTGTTATTGGTAAGAATTCTGAGGTTCATAAAGAGATTAATTTCTCCTTTGCTCATCAGCAAAAACTTCACAATAACCATGCTAATGATAAAGGATTTACTCCAGCAAATCTCTACAAAGAATCCGACCTTGAGTTTAAGAAGTTTAAATCTTCTGCTCAAAAGGAAGTGAGCTATTTGGTAAAAGAGTTTGAATGTCGCAAAGCAGCAGATCAATATGCTCGTGCATCAACTGCTCGCACTGGTGTTCTTGATACTGCTCGTCTTCATACCTACAAGTACAATGAGGACCTTTTCAAGAAGGTTTCAGTAATTCCTGATGGTAAGAATCACGGTCTGGTATTTGTACTGGACTGGTCTGGTTCTATGTCCGATGTGATGGTTGATACATGTAAGCAACTCTTTAATCTTGTTTGGTTCTGTAAGAAGGTTTCTATTCCTTTTGAAGTCTATGCCTTCACAAATGAATGGCGAAGGGGAGAATATGATTATGAGAATGACCGTTATCTTGCTGCTGATCGCACTCCTCATTACGAAAAGAAAGAAAGTCTGCTGCTTGTAGATGAAACTTTCTCTATGATGAATATTCTTACTAGCAAAGTAAATGGTAAAGAACTGGAACATCAAATGTTGAATATTTGGCGTCTTGCTTATTGCTTTGGTAGGTCTTATTATTCTCCTTATACTTACTCCAGTCGGATGGCTCTTTCTGGAACTCCTTTGAATGAGGCTCTGATTGCTCTACATCAAATCCTCCCGAAGTTCCAAAAGGAAAACAAACTCCAGAAAGTTCAGTGTATTGTTCTAACTGATGGTGAAGCAAATCAACTCGTCTATCATAAAGAAGTTCAGCGTTCTTATCAGAAAGAACCCGTTCTTGGAACTGGATATGTTCATCCACAAAATACTTTCCTTCGTGACCGTAAACTTGGCACAACCTATAATGTTGATTATGGGTATCACACCTTTACAGACACTCTTCTCAGGAATCTGAAGGACAAGTTCTCTTCTATGAACTTTATCGGTATTCGTGTTCTTGAGAGCCGTAATGCTAGTCGGTTCATTCAACTTTATCATTCTCAACTTGATAAGCAGTATGAAAAAATTCAGAACGATTGGAAGAAACTTCGTAGTTTTACTATCACTAACTCTGGATACGATGCATACTTTGGTCTCTCTGCTACAGCACTCTCTCAGGATAGCGAATTTGAAGTTGCTGAAGATGCTACCAAGTCACAAATTAAATCTGCATTTGTCAAGTCTCTGAAAACTAAGAAACTAAATAAAAAAGTTCTTGGTGAGTTTATTTCCCTGGTAGCATGAAACAAAAATTTCCTCTCCCCCACATAGTAAAGTGTGATGTTAAGGAAGTGTGGGTAGTTTGCAATAGTAGCATTACTGCAAAGGGAATGCCTGCCTTAATGGAAAAGTATTATCCTGGATATACTGCTTGTCTTTGCAGCGAAGACTATCTAGAAAAACTCAAGAACCAGTTAGCAAACTGACCACATGGGTCCCAAGAGGACCCTTTTTTCGTTTATAATGACTAGGTTGAAACAAAGCAAACGAATGGCACTCTCTTCTGACTACATCCGCACTTCTCTCCAGGCACTCTACGGCAACAGTGTGACTGGTGCTGATATTCGTGCTTGGTGTGCTCTGAATGATTCTAACTATCAGACGGTTACCAAGAAACTAGATCAGTTTAAGGTGGCTCGCGGTAAGTGGAATCTTGAAGTGACTCAACAAAAGGTAGAAGAAATCGAACGTACTTTCCAAGCACCAGCAGTGGTTCCCCCTATCGAACAAAACCTTATTCCCGATAAAGATGATACCTTCGTCAAGTTTGGCAATTTTAACGATATTAAAAAAATTATTTCCAGTCGTCTGTTTTACCCTACCTTTATCACTGGCCTTAGCGGTAACGGGAAAACTTTCGGAGTGGAACAATCTTGTGCTCAGTTGGGTCGTGAGTTGATTCGTGTAAACATTACTATTGAGACTGATGAAGATGACCTTATCGGTGGTTTTAGGCTTGTTGATGGGAACACTGCATGGCATAACGGTCCCGTCATCGAAGCACTGGAGCGAGGAGCAATCCTTCTCCTTGACGAAATCGACTTGGCTTCCAACAAAATCCTCTGCCTTCAATCTATTCTAGAAGGTAAAGGTGTCTTCCTGAAAAAAATTGGGCGTTGGGTAAAACCTGCTGATGGTTTTAATGTGATTGCCACTGCCAACACCAAAGGTAAGGGTAGTGATGATGGACGTTTCATCGGCACTAATGTACTTAATGAGGCATTCCTTGAGCGTTTTCCTGTAACATTCGAGCAAGAATATCCTTCTCCAAAAATCGAACAGAAAATTCTGGAAGGTGTTGCTTTGGATGTTAGTGTGGAAGACCGTGATTTCTGCAAGCGACTAGTGGATTGGGCTGACATCATTCGTAAGACCTTCTACGATGGTGGTATTGAGGAAATCATCAGCACCCGCCGTCTGGTCCACATCATCCGTGCCTACAGCATTTTCCAAGATAAAGCAAAGGCAATTCAAGTTTGCGTAAATCGTTTTGACGACGAAACCAAACAAGCATTCCTGGAACTTTATGATAAAGTGGATGCTGACTTCCAAATGCCAACTGAAAAGGTTGCCCAAGACGCTCCTTTCTGATAGAATATGAGAAGGTCAATGTGCCTTCTCTTTTGTCCTTTTACTATGAAACACAATGTCTGAAAACTTTGAGAGCACTTATGAAAGTCTTCTGCCATATAATTTTTCGGCAGATTACACGGCATCAGCAGATACTGTAAGCCTCTCTTCATTTGAAGATGATATTATCTCTAACTCGTTTTTTAATTTGAATATGCCTGAAGATACCAATAAAAATGGTTTTTGGAAGTATGAAGAAGATAAGACTTTGAAAGAAATCGAACAATATCTTTCTAGCACTTATCACCAACACTACACTTCTCAAGAATCCAAAACTCAAACTCTGGATTTAATTGAAAGTATTGGTGATGCTGAACCTTTCACTCGCTCAAATGCTATCAAGTATTTGTCTCGGTTTGGTAAGAAGAATGGTAAGTCTAAGATGGACATTCTGAAGGCAATCCACTATTGTATTCTTCTGTACCACTTTGCTGGTCTTCACAAAAACAATACTACTTCCGACTTTCCTTATTGATTATTATGAAACTCTCTGATAAAACTCTCTCTGTCCTGAAGAATTTTTCTTCTATCAATCAGTCTATTCTATTCAAACAAGGAAATAAACTTCGCACTATTTCTGTGATGAAGAATATTCTTGCAGAGGCAACTATTACTGAAGACCTTCCAAAAGATTTTGGAATTTATGATCTCAATCAATTTTTGAATGGCCTTGGACTTCATCAGAGTCCTGAACTTGATTTCAAAAATGATGGTTATGTAGTCATTAAAGAAGGAAAATCGCGTTCAAAACATTTCTTTGCGGATCCCACTGTCATTATTACTCCTCCCGATAAGGAAATTAATCTTCCTTCTGAAGATGTGTGCTTTGAACTCAGTACACAGGTTCTTGACAAACTCCTTAAAGCTGCAGCAGTTTATGGAGTTCCTGACTTGTCTGCTATTGGTGAAGCTGGAGTTGTGAAGTTGGTTGTTCGTGATAAAAAGAATGACACATCAAACGTTCATGAAGAAGTTGTTGGTGAAACTAATTCTGAATTTATGTTTAACTTCAAGGTAGAAAACATCAAAATTCTTCCTGGGACTTATGAGGTAGTTGTGTCAAAAAAACTTTTGTCACGTTTCACGTCCAAAAACCACGATCTGGTCTATCATATTGCTCTAGAACCTGATTCAACTTTCGGATGAATATTTTTGTAACTTCTCCTTGGCCTGCAGAGAGTGCTATTTGTCTCCCCGATAAACACGTTGTCAAGATGCCCCTGGAGTGCTGCCAAATGCTCTCCATCGTTGCATCTGAGAAGTGGGGTCATAACTATGGTCCTCTGTATAAGACTGATAACACTCCCTACAGAACTGAAAAGGGTGCGTTTCGTAATCATCCCTGTACCAAATGGGCTATGGAAAGTATCCATAATGCCTATTGGTTAATCAAACATGGATTGAACTTGTGTGATGAATACACTCTGCGGTATAATAAGACCCACTCCTGTTACAAGACTCTTGTGGATGCTTTTTATTTGTTTCCAAAGGGGAAGATTACAGATGTGACTCCATTCGCTCGTGCTATGCCCGAAGAATGGAAATTTGATGACAGTATTGACACCTTTACTGCTTACAAGATGTATATTGCATCCAAACCCTGGGTAGCAGATAATTATCTTCGTATGCCAGAACGTAAACCTGATTGGGTATAAATTATGAGTCGTGATGAATTTCTTTGGGTTGAAAAGTATCGTCCCAAAACTATTGAAGATTGCATCCTTCCAGATGCAACTAAAAAAACTTTTAAAGACTTCCTAGATAAAGGAGAGGTTCCCAACCTTCTTCTTGCTGGTCCTGCTGGTTGTGGTAAGACAACAGTAGCAAAAGCACTTTGCAACGAACTAGGAGTAGATGTCTATGTCATTAACGGATCCGACGAAGGTAGATTCCTTGATACTGTCCGAAATAATGCGAAAAACTTCGCTTC